CGGTGTTACCGATGGTTTTGTACGCATTGGCCACGTCTGCATCAATAGAAGATGCCAACTGGCTGATACGAGGCTTCAACACACGCTCTGCGAAGTCATCCAATTGCATGGTCAATTCAGCAGATGTGAAGTTAACACCAATGTGCTTTTGGCTAGCAACGGTCAAAGTGGTGAACTGCTCGTTGTCGTCCTGAACTTGCAGGGCGGCGCCGTCAGTTACCAAAGCGCGGTCAGGTAAACGGATACGCAATGTAGAACCAATCTTTGCGCCTTCAACAGCGAAAGAGTCGTCATATTGACGGTTCACGTTACGGGTAAGCACCAGATTGTTCTCAAGAATTTCGAGAGCCTTACGGGTGATCATGTCAATCGTCAGAATACTATTAGACATTTCAGTCCTTTCAAAAAAGTCAAAGTTTTAGCGGTTCTGTGCTTGTAGCTTTTTAATCTGTCTTGCACGTTCAGCTTCAATCCACTGCGAGGCCGTCATGCTCTTGATAGAGCGAGGGTCTGTAGTGTCCAAAGTTGCTGCTCCAGCGGAGCGTGCAGTAACAGGAGAAATCGGCGCAGGCGCAGATGTTGTTTTCTTGATCGGGGGCGCTGATGCCAATTTGGCTTCAATTTTCCCAATCTCTTTCGCCTGACCGAGTGGCGTCATGCGTGAGATGCGATCTGCTTCTTTTGGATTTGAGCCAAGGTAGTACGCTAACTCAGGCCCAATGTCCGAAGACTGGATCGTTTCGGCCATCACGTTTGTGATCGGTAGCTTGGGGTTGTAGGCGACTTGTTCAAAGTCATCATACTTGTCCCGCGCTGCTTCTTCACGCTCTTGATAGCTTTCGAGAACGGCTGATTGCTGCTTGGCTGCTTCACGTTTGGCCAATAGTTCTTCAGCTTTCTGATAGGCCATTGCTTCCGCATAGGCTTCAGGGCTTTCAAACTGGTCAACGGACGCAGTTGGTGCAGCTTTCACGATTTGCGATTCCGCAGACCGATTTGCTTGTTCTCTTTCCCACTTACGTTGCTCTCTTGCGAGGCGTTTGCCGATCATCGCATCAATTTCAGCCTGGGAGTACTTCTTTTCCTCTGTGGCTTGATCAACTTGGTTTTCAGCGACTTCCGGCGTACTTTCAGCAACTTCAGGTGTGGCCGTCACATCCGTGGTTGGCGCGGAGTCTACTTCCGCTAGGGCTTGGACTTCTTCAGTCATTTTTTATGAATCCTAAGATTCCTCGGTCTACTGGGCCGATACAGTTGTTTAAATCTTACACCAGATTACTCTGGCTGTGCAACTACTTGAGCAGCTTGATAAGCGGCAATCACTTCAGGGGTGTGAATAGATGCGGCAATCGCTTGCACTTTGGCATCTTCAGCACTGTAGTCAGCACCAGGCACAACAACGTGGCGGTGGAACTTGCTACTGATTTCAACGCCATCTTCTTTAATAGCGGTCTTGGTGCGAACTTGGATTGAACCGTTTTCAACAACTTCAATCAGATCGACAGAGATAACTTTTTCGAGAGCCATAATATTTCCTTGTTTCCAGCCACGGCATCCACCGTAGCATTAAGTCTGGTGGGCCGCGCCAGTACGGTTATAGGTTGCCTTCAGATGTCCAAAAACCAGGCTCACCAGCAGTTGTGCATCGCCATGCTTTAGGCTGACCAACTACAGCGCCTCGATTAATAACTCGATCTCCAATTGTGTATGCACCAGCAATAGGGGGTACTCCAGAATAAGTGTATTGTTCAACAATGCCTGTGCCAGTGTGTTGTATTTTTTCAGTAATAAAATTTAATTTATCAAAAATACATCCTGTGCCTTCGGCAAGAACTACATCATAGTCAACACTTTCAGTTGATCTAAATGAATTTCCACTTACATTTGTATATGTAGCATTTGCAAGAAAAAAAGCAATATTTCCACAAAATACTTTATTGTCTGCAATTGATCCGTAATTTACATAAGAAACTTGTAATCCGTCAAAAACGGAGTTAATAATATTTCCGTTAATTACTACATCGTCCATAACACCGCTGGTAGTTCTTGAAAACAACATTCCAATACTAGCTGCATTAGTTGCATGAACATGATTATTAGAAACATTGATTGATTGTTGAGAAGCATTGATGCAGTCAACATAGATTGCAGCGTTACTTCCCATCTGGTAAACCTTGTTACCAATAATGTTGGAATAACTGCACTTGGTCATGCGAATACCGCTGTTAAAAGAGCCTGTCAGTTCTTCAGATCGAATCACATTACCTTGAACATGAATTCCATGTTCTTGGCTAGAAGCCGCCCAAATGCCTGGGCCTCGCAAAGACTGAATTTGGTTATTTGAAACAATGATAGATGCAGTCTGTACTTCATCGGCAATGCTTGCCGTAATGCAAGCCATAGCCAAAGTGCCAAAATTGCTAGTGTTAAGGCAACAACGATAAACAGTGTTTCCTGTGCAAACTGCACCACCAGCCCCTTGTAAATAAATACCAGCACCAGACGCACCACCAACATAGTCACCAAGAATGTTGGACACAACATTATTAGAGATCACAGCAAGGCAGTCATATCCCGATGGGGCTGAAACATCAGTTGTGTAATACAAGATGCCGTAGCCTTTTTTGTTGTCCACCCGATTGTTTGTGATGATGTTACCAATCATGGTTGCACCAACTAAATAGTAATCATTAAATGCAATACCAACGCCAGCATTTGCACCAAGGCAGAAATTGCCTTCAACTACGTTGTACGAGCAAGCTCCATATGCGTAAATGTTTCCAGCATCTTCGTTTGCCGTCGCAGTTGTGTACCAATCACCAAAATAATTGTTGCGGATTTTGTTGTTAGATGAGTTGTAAAGCCGAATTCCGATGTTGTAGCAATTAAAAATGAAATTATTTTCAATTGTGCATTGTGCGGAATTGCTAAGATAAATTGCACCTTTACCGTTTAAACCGCCAAGAGTTCCCACAGAACCACGGCACGACAGTTTAAGATCACGAACGGTGACACCAGCCTTGTTGGTCAAGTCAATTCCAGTAGTATCGCCATCTTTAATGATGATGTGAGAATCTCTGCCAGCGCCAAAAATTAAGCTATTACCCTGTGGCAAAACAGCCGATCCAATGTAGTACTCACCTTCGGGAAAAAACACACTTTGACTTGCATTAAAAGCAGCTTGAATAGCCGCAGCGTCATCGTTTGGAAAGCCAAGACCAGTCGCTCCAAAGTCTAAAACATTGGCTACTGCACCTTTAATCATCGAATAGGATGCTTTAGTCAAAGACATAATTAAACCTTGTATGTGATTTCAAAGCCAGCATATGTGCTTGCACCTGTACTGGCCCACGAAACAGTGTTACCAATAAAATCAAGAAGTGTAATTGTTGTTGATGACGGAGATACGTTTAAAGACAATCCATTTGTGATTGTTGTTCTACCGCACCACACAGAACCAACAGCGTAAGCAGCAGCATTTGATGTGAAAGGCAAACCAGTCACACTGATTGCACCCGCAGCGCCTACGTTGCTTACATCCCTGAATGAACAATAAACAGTTACTTGATCACCAATTTTTGTGTAATAGGCCGTTGCTGTTATTGGTGTTGTTGGCGGTGTTGCCGATGTCAAAGTAGCGGTAAAAGTGCCTTCTTCATAATCATCAAACAATTCACTTGTGCCTGTGTTTGGTGTGGCAGAAAAGTCAATGCCGTTGCCTGATGTGCCGATAACCAAGTTGCCTGTGCTTAAAGTTTGATCACCAGTAAATGATTGGGCAGCGTCTGTTCTCGCAACAGTAAAGTTGGCATTAGGTACAGTTGCAACGCGAGTTGTACCAGTACCAGGGCCAGTAACTTGCAAAATACCAGTTGTTGCATTTGACCGAATGTTTTTAACCGTCAAATCATCGGTTGCCACTTTAACCGTAGCGCCACTTTGAACAATAGGCAATACTTCTGTGCCAGCAAGCGGTGTAGTTGCGCTAGTTAGTGCGGAGATTTTCTTATCTGCCATGATAGTTCCTTATCAGTTGTATAAAATCTCAATAAGAGATGTGAGAGGTGGCGCTTCAGAAAATGTTAGTGTTGTTCCTGAAACAGAAAATGTGTTTTTATTCTGATACACGCCGTTGATGTACACAGAAATGACGTTCTCATTCGCCACGCTAGTTGACAAAGTAAAAGCAACGGTTGTTCCATCGCCAGTAAAGTTATCTGGATTATTAATTGGAACGCCTACACCAGAAATATTGTCATAAGTCGCAATCAATACATCATTTGAGTCTTTAAGAACAAACTTATAGATTGCCGATGTAATCCATATTTCACCGCCATCAGGCACTCGGCCAGCCGCATCCAAAACAACTGGGTTTGTACGAGCAACATTCCCCAAGTTAGTTGTATAACTAGGCAAAGGAGTTGTTGTACCAGCTGCATAGGTATACAGCTTACCGCCAGTCAGAACAGCGCCGGTATTGGTAAAAAACTGGGCCGCTACACCGCCCACTGGGGATAAGAATACGGCCATTTAGGTCACTCCAAAAGAATTTGTCCATCGTCCTCTTGGACGAGGTTGTCGCCAGATTCGGTGAGAAGGTTGCCAACCGATGCACCGCTGTCGCGTGTGCCTGAAAACAGCGTGACAATACCCGCTAGGCCAATGGCCACCGAATTGCGAAGGGCGACACCAAAGCTCATTGCTTATTGATCGGTTTGCAGTACGCAGTGCCGTCTGTGCTACCAATTCGTATCACACTGACACGCCAAGGGGAGCCGTTTGAACTGAGTGTCAGAACAAACGGGATAGGTGTAAATGCAGGGATTGGTGTGCTGGCGCTAGTGGCAACAGCCCCCACACCCACTTCAACATAGCAGGGCACATCAGCCCAGACTAGCACACCTTGTGGGCCAGCGTTCCATGCGGTTGTGTTGCCTGCACTTGCGCCAGCAGTTGCGGTGTAAGCGGGGAAATCCGCTTTGCTCATTGGGTTGAGAAGTTCCATGATGATCCTTACGCCAAGAATTTCAATTTGTACAAAGTCCGGAGATATATCTCAACGATATTATCTATCAATTGTTGCATTGTTGAATCAGATTTATCACACACATCGTAACGAGCCGCTTCAATTTCAGCAAGTGAGTCCTGCAAGAATTCAGTGATGTTAGCCGTCTTCTTGGCCGAATTCAAGGTAATTGGGCCAATTAGACCATATCGGCCTTGGTAGGTTTCAGCAAAATCATCAGCCGCACCAATAATGCGGTTGTAGAAGATGTTGAGCGCTTCGTGCTTGCTAAAACTGCGTGTGTTCAGGTGTACGGAATGTGCAACATCCCGCGCCAAGAACAGCAAGCCTAAAAATTCATTTGCTTTCATTGTGGCATTCCTTGTGGAGGCATCTGTTGTTCTGGGGGCATCTCAGGAGGCATCATCTCCATGGGCATGGGTTCCTCGCGCATCTCAGGCATCTGGTTCATCATGCTTTGCGACTCCATGGCCGCAGCGACAACACCCATGGCAATGTCTTGGATTTGTTCTTCAGTCATACCGGCCTGCACAGCGGCAATGCGCTTGGTTTCGGCATCGTATGCTTTGATCTGAGCCTCAAAGTCCTTGCGCTCCAAGTCTTGCATTTCGATTGACTTGCCGACATTCTGGATCATCTGGTACATCTGCTCCATCTCAGCGCCCATCGCCTGAATCTGTTGCTGGGCTGCCTGCAATGCTGGATCGTCCTCACCATCTGACAAGAACTTGGGATCAATGGTCTTGGCAAAGCGCTTAGACATTTCCTGTGCGCCAGGCCAGTCCATGTTCTTGACAAACAAGTCGCCAGCCACAGACCACAGTTGGGGATTACCCTGTAACAGTTGAGCCATGGCTTCCAAGGCTTCTTGGCGCTTGGTTGCATAGCCTGGGCCAGTTGTGGCCACCACATCGTACTTGCCGACGCCGGGGTTGTAGATCTTCTCGATCACAATGCCCTGCTCATTGACAATCTTGTTGACGGGTTGGGGCTGGTCAGGGTTAATCTTGACCATCTTAGTCTCGCCGTCTTCACCAATGATGCGAGCAATGCGCTGTGTGTCGTAAATCTTGGGGATCAAGTCCACCAACTGACGGGCCACATGGCGCACGGCACGGGTTAGGTTATCCCCGTAATGGAAAGTACCTACATCACCCTCACGCTGACGAGCCAGAATGGCTTTTCCAGAGCGTTCGTTGGAACCCATGCCGAGTGATGCGTTGTATTGGCCCGTTGTGGACTTGATGTCCTCAGATGCGCCTGCTTTGGCCTGCAATAGGCCGCTAGAGGCCATTGGTGGTTGTGCCCGCTGGGGTAGTGGCAAAACCGCACCTTGGCCGTCTGTAACGTCTGGATTGACCTCCAGATATGGCCAGTTGTTTGTGTTGGCGGTCTTCCACTTGTCCTCATAGCCCTCGAACTGGCCACCGTAGCCAATGAACGGAGCCTTGGGCGCCAGAGCCAGCATCTCAGCTTCTTGAGACACCCAATAGTTGTACATGCGCTGGGCATCTTTAGCGTTTCTGACAAGGCCAGAAATGTAAATACGGCCATCAACCTCAAACTCGTTGCCGATCACACGGATCACAGGAATCCATTTGCCAGCCCACTCTTTTTGTTCAAGGATTTCGTAGCCGTTGATCTTGCAGTACATCACCCGTGGGCGCTCAGAGATGCGGCTTTTGATTGGCTTGCCAAACATGTCCTTGAGCATCTTGTCCTCTGGCGTGCCTTCAAAGGCAGACTGGTTGCCAGGGTACAAGTTCAGCTTGGTTTTGTCGTAGTCAATGTAGTAATAACTAGCGATACGCACTGTGTCTTCATTGAGCCAGTTGCTGATCGACTGGTCACCCACACCAAGGGACTGCAAGGTTGAGATAGGCGCAGCATCTGGGTACTGGCGCTCATATTCTGCTTTTGTCAAGTCTTCGGTAATGAAGCAATACTTGGCATCTGCGCCCGTTGGGTCTTGGATCAAAGGATCCATGTAGACCGAGAAGGAGTTGCGAATACGGCCAATCTTGATGTCCTGATCGAATGTGTTTTCGTCACAGTACTCGGTCATCAGGGTGATGTAGCCCTCGCCATAGGACACCTGATTTTCGCAGGCCGTGTCGTATGCCACGTCAGCGTCAGAGATGTACTCAATGTGGCGAATCATGCCGTTAAAAATCTCGGCCACTTCCACATCAGCGTTGTCATCAACTGGGATGACCTTTGCGCCTGGGCGGTTCTGACGCATGTCATTCGTCACTTGACGAACGTGCTGCGGCAATTTGTTGATTGTCAGTGTTGGGCGTGCATTGATTGTCTGACCCTGCACCGCGCCGCGAGTGGCCAAGACATCAGCAGGCCACTGCCAATGATTGTCGGGTGATCCAGCATAAAAGCGCAGGTCGTCAATTTCGTCTTCGCGGCTCTCGGCCAGTGCAGAGACTGCCATGTCCAACCGAGCGCGGGCGGTTGTCAGAATGTCTGAGTCAGACTTGGGTGGTTTGCCGCCAGCGGCTACATTAGCCGCCGCGACCATTCCGGTTGGATCAGCCATTATTTTTTCTTCTTTTCTGCTTCACGTTTGACTGAATACGCGATGGCCACGGCCTGCTTGACGGGCTTGCCAGCTTTAACTTCAGCTTTGACGTTCTTGCGAAAGGCTTCGGGTGATTTTGATTTAACCAGTGGCATGATTATTTCTTCTTCGCTGTTTTGGCAGATTCTTTAAACGCTTTGGCAGTTGGCGCGCCCTTGTCGCCTGGCTGACGCATCTTTTCTTTGCTGCCAGCGGCTATGCGCTCACGTTTTGCATGGATATTGGCATATAAGCCGGGTTTGGTAGCCATATCAACACTTCCATCGTTTAAGAGCTGCTTTAGCGCGTTCGCCATCTTTGGCGTTGGCCGCTACTGCGCCCATTCTTGCACAAAATGAATCCTTGCGCCCCTGATCTGCCTTCGTCTTGGGGTTAGGCGCTGGCGCCTTCAAGTTAGAACCCGTTGCGGCATTGTACTTAGCGCGGCCCTTCTCGGTCAAGCCAGCACCTTTGCTGACCGGCAACTTTTCGCCTCGGCCAACGCTTAAGGACACACTCTTTTTAGCCATTACGATCCCATCCAAGAAGTTGCAACCACGCCTCTGCCATTGTACGTGCGGCGCTGCGTGGATTCACGCGCCTCACGGTGGGCTACTGGGAAGGCAAAAGTGACGCATATAGCGTCAGCCGCATCAGGCGAGGCCAATCCGCGTGCCTTCATGTCCTTTTTCGACTCCAAAAAGATAGTCCCTTTGGAGTCGGGCTTCATCATAGGCGAAATTAAATCAGTTTTAAGAAACCTGTCAAGCGGGATTGAAGCAGTTTTCAGCCAATCCTTCATTTTGCCCCACATTTCGGCCCTTTTGTTGCCATACATGACCGGATTTGCCGATTTATTGCCAAAGTTGACACCTTTGATTTTGTACCTTTGCTCTTTCAAACGATCCACAATACCCGCCCCCAAGCCGCCTTCGTCAATCACGACCAGCGCGGGCTTGTATTCTTCAATTGCCTCAATCACATGACCCACAACGGTCATGGTGTCGTCGCCCCTGTGGCGCTGAATGGCAATAATGTCGCGCCCTTGGCGCACGGCAATAACTGTTGCATCCGCGCCAAAGCGGGCTGGGTCTACGCCGATCACAATTGGGGCTGACTGATCCTGATATTTAGGCCGCTTCATCGCCTCGTCCACAAGACTGGCCGAGATGAACTGATCGTCACCCTCGGACGGGAACTGACCGTACACCTCGACGTGCGCTTGGCTAGAATCAGCACCGTATTCGTCAATGATCTGCTGGTAGACCTGTTTGTCCGTGCCTTCGACCGTGCGCGCGTCCACCACCTTGGTCGTCCAGAACTCCCGCTTGCTATTAAACGCTTCGTAGAAGTACCCAGTGTTGCGCCGTGGGTTGCTAAACGCCATCCAGAATCTGTTAGGCGTGTTCTCTGTAAAGAATCCACTGGTCACCGCCCAGATGCTGTCGTCAATACCTGACGCCTCGTCGAACACGACCAGCACACCGTCAAAGTTGTGAACACCCGCGTAAGCGTCGGGATTCTCCGCTGACCACAGCCGTCCCTCAACGCCCCAGTAGCGCGTGCCCTTTTTAAGATCACGCTCGACCAATTCCGTGAGCCACTTGGCTGGCATCAGTCTGGTGGCCGACACCTCAAACCAGTGGCTGTTAAGCGCCATCGCCAGCCACTTGGTAATCTCGGCCCATGTGACTGACCTTAGCTGAGACTCACTGTTGGCTGAGATGATGGTCGTGGAGCCGATGCGGGTTGTGAGCATCCAGATCGTGATCCATGAGACTAGGGCCGACTTACCAATACCGCGTCCACTACTTACGGCGTGCCGTAGTGTATTGAAGTCTAGCTTGCCTTTGTTCTGGGTGATGTGGTCAGCAATATGCGTCAGCACTTCACGCTGCCATTTGCGTGGGCCTTTGAAGTGTTCTAGCGGTGTGCCAGGCTGGCCCCAAGGAAACGCAAACATTACAAACGCCAACGGGTTGTCCTTGATCGCTGGCGCCCACAATCGCGCCATGAGTTCCTGTTCGTCTTCAGCGCTGTATATGGTCGATTGCATGGATTGTTGGCTCGATTATTGTTGCGTCTTCGACTGTGAGCGCTCGCTTGGTTGCCTCGGCCAGCGCGCCAGTGATGGAGATGCGCTGGTCGACCTCGACCGAGATAGCTTGCTTGGCCACCCAGCCGTGTTGATGTCTGAGGATTTCTAACGCCGACTTAGCGTCGCCCTGCAAGGCGGCAGACCGGAGGACGTTGGCCATCTCTATCTCAGCGTCTGCCTTGCCCTTTTGCGCGGCAAGTTCCACCACGGGGTCAAGTTGCGTGAGTTGTCTGTATTCAATAGGCAGCATGCCTGCGGCTAACGCCAGTGCGTCGCCTTTGAGGCCCAGCTTGGCCGCGTCATATATCGCCTTCAAGCGCGACTCGGTTGCTTCGACCTTGCGCGGTGTAAATGGAATCGAATGGAACATGTGTTCTCCATGCAGTTTGCACGTGGTGCGAGTTTACAACAAAAAATAAAAAATTGTTCGTGAACGCTACGTTTTTGCTGGCCCTTTGCGCTCGGCCCTACCCCCTCCCCCTTCGGATCTTTTGCAGCATGCCACGCGCCCGTGTGGGTCATGTGGACAATGTGGACCATCAGTTTTAAGTCACATGGCCACGCAAGCCACAAGCCTGCGCGCTACCTGGTGTGGACAATGTGGACAATCATTTTGCAATAGTCCAC